TGCTGTTTCTACACCAGCAGATATTTATGGAATGTCCGATGTCCTTGAAGCACAATTAAGATCTAATAGAACTCAAACAACACAATCAGATAGTCCTATGACTAAAGTTGATAGATCAACTTAAGGTGGTTTCTCAAACACACTGTCTCAAGGAACACCTAATCAATATTTCGTACAAAGATTTATAGATCACGTTAGTATTCAAGTGTATCCAACACCAGATTCAACTAATGCATCTAAAGATATGCATATTTATTATATTAAAAAAATTCAAGATATTGGTGACTATACAAATGCAACTGATGTGCCATTTAGATTTGTACCTTGTATGACTTCAGGTTTAGCTTTTTATTTAGCACAAAAATATCAACCACAATTAGTACAACAAATGAAACTATATTATGAAGATGAATTAGCAAGAGCATTAGCAGAAGATGGCTCTGCTTCTAGCACACATATAACACCTAAAACTTATTATCCAGGAGCATAATGGAATATACAGATTATTTAAAAGCAGCTAGAGAATTAAATTTAAAACCAATTAGTATAGATGATTTCATGTCTTTAGCAGGAGCTATGGACATGTCTGATATATTAAAATTGACTGAAAGAGCACAGATGTCAGAAAAACCTTTAGGTAAAGATTAATGTCAAAATACGCAACAGGTAAATATGCAAAAGCAATATCAGATAGATCTGGTTTAGAGTTTCCATATAGAGAAATGGTTAGAGAATGGAATGGATCTTTTGTTCATGTATCAGAGTTTGAACCAAAACAACCACAGTTAGAACCAAAACCAACTAACGCTGATGGTATTGCATTAAGACATGTTAGAACTGCGAGAACAGAAAGCGATGTTCCTTATTCTATACCAGAAAATGGATTTGAAACTTATGAAGCAGGATCAGGAGTTATTAATGTAACTGCACCTGGACATGGTTTAACAAATGGAACAACATACAGATTTAGAGGTTCGCCTTTAGCAATTACGGCTAGTGGTGGAACATTTCAATTTGCAAATCCATCAGACTTTGATGGAATTACAGGAGCAAATGTTGCAAAGTCAGCAGGGTATGCAATAACAACTGGAATATTTAGAAGTGGTGCAAGAGTGAGCACAGATTATGCTGTTGCTAATTTCTTCTTCTTTACAGTTGATACAGATACTGCTACAGTTGGTGAAGTTAAAGGAGGAGGAGTTGGCTGCTCAGTTGGACCAGTCACATTAAGCGCATGATTAAAAAAATTATAGATAAAATTAAATCTTGGTTTATACCAAAAGAACAAATAGATGCTCATGAAGTAATACTTCATCCTAAAGGTTTTTGTAATGATCACAATAAATATAAACATCGTTGTCCTAAATGTAGAGAATTAGCGAGGATTGGATAATGGCTGGATTAAGTGCATCAGGATTAAAAACTCAAATAAGAAGTTATACTGAAACAGACTCTACTGTATTATCAGATTCTGTTTTAGAAAATATAATATTAAATGCACAATATAGAATTTTTAGAGATGTTCCTATTGATGCAGATAGAAAACAACAAGATGGTAATTTAGTAACTGGCCAAACAACTATTAATGCTCCAGCTGGAGCTGTTTTTATTAGAGGTATACAAGTATATGATTCAACATCTGCTGTAACTGGTGCTAATATTTGGTTAGAAAAAAAAGATATTACATATTTACAAGAATATGTTTCGTCAACAGAATCAGCAAAAAGAGGGCAGCCAAAGTATTACGCTATGTTTGGTGGCGGCACAGGGGAGTCAGATACTACATCTGGAAGGATGATGTTTGCTCCAGTTCCTGATACTACATATAAATTTAGAGTGCATTTTAATGCGGCTCCAGCTTTATTAGAGAATAATGACACTAATTATATTAGTCTTAACTTTCCAAATGGACTGTTATACTGCTGTCTATCAGAAGCATATGGATTTTTAAAAGGTCCGATAGATATGTTGACATTATATGAAAATAAATATAAACAAGAGGTACAGAAGTTTGCTAATGAGCAAGTTGGTAGAAGACGAAGAGATGACTATACTGATGGCGCTGTTCGTATACCGGTAACCTCAGCAAACCCGTAGGAGAAAAATTATGGCAATAACATCGGCAATTTGTACAAGTTTTAAAGTAGAAATTTTAAAAGGAGTTCACAATTTTACAGCTACAACAGGAAACACATTTAAAATAGCTTTATACACAAGTGATGCTACTTTAGGTGCTGGAACTACAGCTTATTCGGCTACTAACGAAATTACAAACTCATCTGGAACTGCATATACTGCAGCTGGTGCAACATTAACAAGTGTAACTCCAACTTCATCAAGCACAACCGCTCTTTGTGATTTTGCAGATGTAAGTTATACTTCTGCTTCGTTTACAGCAAACGGTGCTTTAATTTATAACGACTCAGCATCGGGTGATCCTGCTGTTTGTGCTATTGCATTTGGATCTGATAAAACAGTAACAAGTGGAACTTTCACAATTCAATTTCCAACAGCAGACGCAACTAACGCTATTATCAGGATAGCATAAGGAGGGCCTCCTTATGTCAGCAACATCAATTTGGGGTGGAGATGATCCACTCGTAGCATGGAATCAAAACTCATGGCAATCTAATCAAGCAACTGTTTCACTAACAGGTGTGTCTGCAACAGCATCAGTTGGAACTGTAAAATCTTTTCCTGAAGCAGGTTGGGGATCTGATGGCTGGGGTGAAGATGGTTGGAGTGGAACTTTTATTGTATCTTTAACAGGAGTCTCTGCAACAACATCAGTTGGTTCTGTATCAGTAGATGCAGAAATAGGTTCTGGTTGGGGTAGAGGTGAATGGAATAACAACGAAGGTTGGGGTATCCAAGGAACAGTTTTACTTGACGGACAATCTGCAACAGCAAATGTTGGATCACTTTCTCCTGCAGATGTAATGGGATTAACGGGAGTTTCTGCAACAGTAAGTGTTGGTGATCCTACAATAATTGGTAACGTAGTTGTTGCACCAACAGGAGTTTCTGCAACAGCATCAGTTGGAACATTAACACCTGCCGATGTTATGGGACTAACAGGAGTTTCTGCAACAGTAAGTGTAGGAGCATTAACACCTGCCGATGTTATGGGAGTTACAGGAGTTTCTGCAACAGTAAGTATTGGTGACCCATCTATTACATCTAATCCTACAATTATACCAACAGGTTTAGAAATGACTTCTTCTGTAGGATCAATAACACCTGCAGATGTAATGGGATTAACAGGAGTTTCCGCAACAGTAAATGTAGGATCTTTGAGTCCTCCTGTTGTAATGGGATTAACAGGAGTTTCTGTAACAGCTTCTGTTGCTACATTTGGAACATCTTCAGGTTTTGGAATTCAAGCTTATTCAAGCGTTGACACAGGTTCAAATTCATCATATACAGATGTTGCAACTGGATCAAATACAAGTTATAGTGACGCTGCATAGGAGATAAATTATGGCATCAACATACACACCTTTAGGGGTAGAACTTCAAGCAACTGGTGAAAACGCCGGTACGTGGGGGACAAAAACTAATACCAATTTACAAATTATAGAACAAATTTCTGGTGGCTATATTGCTAAATCTATAGCAGGCGGAGCTCAAACAACTGCATTATCTGTTTCTGATGGTGCTACAGGTGCAGAACTTTCTCACAGAATGATAGAATTTACAGGGACTATTACAGGAAATCAAATTGTAACAATACCTTTAGATGTTCAAACTTTTTATTTTTTAAGAAATTCAACATCGGGTGCATACACAGTACAATTTAAATATGTATCTGGATCAGGAGATTCTTTTACTTTTTCAGCTACAGATAAAGGCGATAAAATTGTTTTTGCAACAGCAAACGATGGTACAAACCCTGACATAGACACATTAGCTATTGGAACTGGTATAGCAAGTGTTGTTGAAGATACAACACCTCAACTAGGTGGTAATTTAGATACTAACTCACACAATATTTTAATAGATGATGCTCATTTTATTGGAGATGAAAATGGTCTTGAACAAATTATATTTCAAACAACTGCTTCAGCAGTTAATGAATTAGAAGTTACAAATGCAGCAACAGGTAATCCTCCTATCCTTGGAGCAAGTGGAGAAACAAATGTTGATCTTCATTTAAAACCAAAAGGAACTGGAGAGCTTAGAATTGGAACAGGTGCGGCTGCAGCTACATTAACAACAAGTGGTGCACATGACCTTGTTTTAGACACTAATTCTGGGACAAATTCAGGAACTATTACTATCACAGATGCCGCAAATGGAGATATAACAGTAGCTCCAAACGGAACAGGTAGAGCAAAAGTAACTAACGCAACATCAAGCTCAACACAAGTTGTAACAACAGATGGAAAAGCTATTGCATTGTCTTTAGTTTTCGGATATTAATATCAAAGGAGAATAAAAAATGGCAACACCAAATCTTGTAAATATAGCAACAATCACACCCAAAAACGCTATGGGTACTTTAGGTGATACTAACAGAACTACTATGATTGATGTACCTGCAGAAACTGCAGTAAGAATTGATACAATATTATTAGCAAACATTGATGGTACTAACGCTGCTGACGTAACAGTAGAAATTAGTAATGACAATGGTTCAACTTATTATAAAATTGCAAGTACAATTTCTGTACCTGCAGATTCAACTTTAGATTTAATTGCAAGACCTATCTACTTAGACGAAACAGATTTAATCGCTGTAACAGCTGGCGCTGCTAGTGATATAGCGTTCCATGTTTCTTATGTAGAAATGGTAGACTAGGAGAATAAATGCCAAAAATAATTAAACCCGCAAAAGGTACTTTTACAACAGCAGATATTACAGTCGACTCATCTGGAAGAATTGTAGCTGCGGCTACAGGTTCAGCTGGAGGTGGGGTTAATGTAGCAAAAAACTTTTTTGACACTGGTTCTGGAACTTGGACGGCTAATGCAAATGCTACAAGTGCTTCAGCTTTTATTAAAGGTGG